AAGCCTGCACGAAATAGTCGCGCAGCGGGTCCGGTATTAGAGACGGGTCCATGCCGTATCCAAGCAGCATTTCACCCTGAACATTGCCTTGGAACTCAAGGCAGGAGATCATTCCAGACCGGTTCGTGTGCGGGTTTTCGCGGTTCTCGTAGACCGCGCGTTCGCTATCAGTCTGATCCCAATTATCGTGCAGGCCACCACGACCGTAGTCTTCCAATACAGATCGAACAGCTTCGTGGTTGTAGCCCGGTAGATCGAGTAGGTCATTCAGGTCGGCGCGGGTGAGGCGGCTGCGCTCGATGACGTTGCCATCCTCAATGTCGGTGATCCCCGGCGTCCAATAAATGTCGAAGGGGGACACCCGCTGCCAGAAGAGTTTCGGCGTGTTTTTGGTGTTCGCCGCGCCGCCTTCCCACGTCACCTGCGGGACGATCCGAACGACCGGCCCCTTGATGATGGCGTAGGGGAAGATGGTCAGATCGGTGATAAATTCCGCGAGGGCTTTATAGAAGTTGCCCTCCATCAGAATTTCTTCGAGTTTATCTTCGGCAATCTGCGCCTGCGAACCGGCTTTCTTTTTCGCTGCTTGGCGGGCCGCTTCGAGAAGCTGCGCCATACGGTCACGGATCGCGGGGGGCGGGACCGGCTGGCCGTTCATCTGGGCGTTCGCCAGCTCCGACTGAATGAGCTGCTGTATGGCGTCGTGAATTTCCGGGGGAACTTCCGGGTCCGGGTTAGGATCAAGCCCCCAAGACTTCTCAGAGCCGAGATACACGTCCCGTAAAAGCGAAGCCGCGCCACGAGCCTTGATGGCTGTGACGCGCGCGTAAACTTTAGAGCCGCCGAACCGCTCGATCTCGCGGAGTTGGTCTGGCGAATACTGCCCAGTGAAGGCCCGAAGGCTCTCCAGCAGACGACCCGACCAACCGGACGCGCTGTCGCGGTGGTTGCGCATGATCTCATATTGAGTGGTCAGAAACCCAACGAGGCCGGAATAATCCGGCTCTGGATTTTCGGCAGCAACGCGCGCAGCTGCGTCCGCCTCTTCGGCGGCTAACATCTGGTCGTTCGTGACAACGCGCAGCAAATTGCCGCCGGGGATAGCCGTAACCATATCTTGAGGTTATAATGCAGTTACCTTCACAGGTAAATCCCTGAACACGGACTAAATATGGACACTCTCTTAGACACCCCAGCAGCCGAACGCCGCCTCCGCGACTTCGCCACGGCGATGGCGAAGCAGATCGAGCCGTTCCCCGCTATCTGCAAGTCGCTTGGCCTGACGGAAAAAGAGGCCGCGCTCCTTCAAGAACACCCGGTTTATCAGGCTTTTTACGAGAGCGAACTGGCCGAGTGGACTTCCGCGAAGAACGCCGCGATGCGCGCCGAGATCAAGTCCGCCCGCACCGTCGAGGAGCTTATTCCGACCGGATACGCGCTCGTTTTGGACCCGGAAGCACCCGCTAACTCTAGGGTCGAGATGTTCAAGGCGCTCGCCAAACTGGGTCGGGTCGGCGAACGCACCGCCACTACATCTGGTGGCGCAGTCGGCGAGACGGTGAAGATCGTCATCAACCTCGGACAGGACCAAAGGGTCGAGATTGAAAAACCCATGCCAGTGATTGAACACGAGGCTGCCACTTGACGTTACCTACGGGGCTAATTATCTCAATGCAGTTCACACACCTACAAAAGAGAACTGCATTGCCATATAAAAATCCAATGACCGAAGAACAACGTGAACGAGCGCGAGAAGCCACGCGCCGTTGGCGGGCAAATAACCCCGACAAATACAAAGAGTGCTACACAAAGCAGAACCGAAAAACTTTCGAGAAAGACCCAGAAGCATATCGCCAAAAACGACGTGATTACCGGGTGGCAAACTTTGAAAAGGTCCGTGAGAGACACGCGGCTTGGCGCAAAGAGAACCGAGTTCACATAAACGAATACCGCCGCAGGCAGCACTATAAATATAAGTATGGGATGACCATCGAGGATAAAGAAGCAATGCTGGCGGAGCAGGGCGGGGTCTGCGCCTGCTGCGGCTCAACTGAGCCGAGGGCCAAGTATGGATGGGCTGTGGACCACTGCCACACAACCGGGAAAGTGCGCGGCATTCTCTGCCACCACTGCAATGTCACGCTAGGCAAAGTGTCGGATAGCCCCGACCACTTAAAAAAGCTCATTGCTTATTTGGAGAAACACTGTGGCTGAAATCAATTATAAGGCTCCGCCGACAGTCGCCCGATTTATGCAAAGTCAGGCGTTCATCAGACTGATTGCGGGGCCGGTCGGTTCTTCGAAAACTACCGGCTGTATCTTTGAACTGCTGCGGTGGGCCTGCGAGCAGCCGCCGGCGGATGACGGCTTCCGATACACCCGGTTCGTCATCGTCCGGTCTACCTTGAAACAAATTCGAGATACGGTCTTGGCCGATATTACGCAGACATGGCTTGCGCCTATCAGCGATTACCGGGTCAGTGAGCAAAAAATCTACTGGCACTTTGGGGATGTCCGAAGCGAAATCCTGCTCTTGCCGCTCGAAACGCCAGAGGATCAGCGCAGGCTTCTAAGTCTCCAACTTTCAGGCGCTTGGATGAGTGAGTGCATCGAGATGCCGGCGGACTTGATTGCGCCCCTCTCTGGCCGTCTTGGCCGCTACCCATCGGGTACTTTAGGTGTCTGCAAGCGTCCGGGCCTCATCATGGATACCAACATGCCCAGCGAGATGTCGCCGTGGGCGAAGCTCATGCAAGACCCGCCACCGGACTTCGATGTGTTCATCCAACCGTCCGGCCTTGCAGATGATGCAGAGAACCTGGAGTGGCTTCTCCAGACCCCGGAGACGCGGCTGCTGTCGGTAGACGACCCGGAAGGGCTGGCGATCCGGCGCGCGCAAGGGCGAAAATACTACGAACGCTTTGTGGCGATGAACCCAGAGCCGTGGGTGAAAAGGTATGTAAGGGCCGAATATGGACCCGACCCATCAGGAACCGCAGTCTTCGGTGCATCTTTCAGTGTCGCCACTCATGTGGTCGATGAGTTGGAACCGGTGCCGGGACGGATGCTCGTCATCGGGCAGGACTTCGGTCGGTCGCCTTGTGGAATTATCACGCAGGTGAACAATAAGGGGCAGCTCCTTGTGCTGGAGGAGATCATGGCCGATGACATCGGCTTGGCCCAGCACATCAAGTCAAACCTCCGTCCGACCCTGATGCAGGACCGCTACATCGGGATGCAGGCTATCATTATCGGCGATCCCGCCGGCGCGGCCAAATCCACTTTGTTCGAGGTATCCGAGTTCGACATCCTCCGGCAGGAGGGGTTCGCGGCAATGAAGGCCGTGACGAACGACATTGAGCGCCGGATCGGAGCAGTGGAGAAGTTCCTCCTCGGCTCAGTGTATGGAGAGCCTCTGTTCCTCATCGACCGGAACCGGTGCCCGCAGCTAGTTCAGGCGCTCGCAGGCGAGTATCGCTACGGCTATAACAAAGCCGGACAGAGAAAACCGACGCCAGATAAGAACGACGCGAGCCATATTTCGGACGCCTTGCAATACGCCTGCCTCGCGTCTGAGACAAATACTCACTCATACATTCAGGGCAGGGTGCTGCGAAAGCCGAACCGGCCGCGCAGGGAGCGGTTCAGCTCGCTCGCTTGGACGTAGGGTTGCTCTTACGTTTTCCGTAAACTATAAGCCGCCTCACGCGTAGTGAGGATGGAGCTGCAACCGGCGGATGTAACCGGGGCGGAGCCATCCTCACTCTTTTTTGAAGACCCCTACGCCAGCCTCCGCAAACATTGTCCGCGCAGCTTCGAACTCTTGCTCCGGCATTGATGTCGAGCCGGGGCCAACCACGAGATGCGACACCCCGGCTTGTATGAGCGTCCGTGCGCATGAGGAGCAGGGGTAGTGCGTCACGAAGACCGTGCAGCCCTTCGTCCTGATCCCTTCACGGGCGGCGAAAGCGATGAGGTTCGCCTCGGCGTGGCTGGCGAACAGATATTTGGTCGGGCGCTCGCGCCGTTCTTCGCTATCCCTGACGCCGCGCGGCGGGCCGTTAAAAGCGGTTAAGCGCACCTCGCGTTCAGGGCCGACCAGCGCCGCACCGACTTGGGTGCCGTCTTTAGACTTTGTCGCCGCGTGGGCCGCGAAGCCGTAGAGATAGTCGGACCAATTCACTCGGTCTCTCCCAGATAAGCGGCGCGGGCAGAACCCATCCACGGTTTAGAAATTGCCTTTTTCAGTTCTTCGTTCTCCGCTTCCAACTCCGCGATGCGGGCGTAAGGGTCTTGCCTAAACAACTCATCAGCAGCGACGAGAGCGCGGCCATCCGTCCAGTCACAAGCGCCTTCTTTGGCTAATAACCGTATAGTTGTTTCGCCAACACAGAGCGGAACTTCCAACTCCGCAATCCGTCTCGCCTGCGCTTCTAATGCGGCTTTTAAGTCGTCTATGCTGGCGCGGGCTGTCTTGTATTCGCTGTGCATCATGTCAGCTTCTTTACGCAAGTCAGCGATGCGGGCGGCTTGCGCCGCAAGGGCATCGGCGGCGTCTTTGCAGTCATAGACAGTCGGCACGGGAGCGCGCAGCCGTGCGATTAGGTCGGTGTAGTCAGTCATCTGCTTTCCATCCAGAACACGAACGCGCCAGAGACGACGCCGAAGATGTAAAACTCTAGGTATGTGCCAACGTCGTAGGCGACTTCTTGCCAGCTCATCGGCGGAACCCGCGCAGCGCCTCGGACACGCGGCCGGGGTTCACGTTGAAGTGACGGCCGATCTCCAACTGGGACATCTTCGGGTTCGCCACTGCGAACAGGCGGATCGCGGCTTTCACTTTCGGGGTCGCCGGCGTGCACTTCTGCACAGCCACGCGGCGCGGGCGGCGGCGTTTCGTCTCCAACGCCAGCTGACGCATCGTGAACGCCACATCCGGCGGGATGCGTGTGTCGGCGGATAGAGCGATCAACGCCTCTCTGATCTCAGGTATGGTCATCAGAAACCTGTCCCCCTCCACCCTGCGAGCGCCAGCAGGCGTCCGGGTTTGCGTTTGTTTGAAAGGATCGCCTGATGCGGCGTCATTTTTGTCGTACGCGGTTTAGGCTGGGCGAGTTCTTCCGGGGCTTTCGCGCGCGCCTTGTTCGACGCGGTGGTGGCCGCCAACCAACGCTGTTTCTTGGCGAGGCGGTCGGCCTCAGTCTCAAGCGCCTGTCGCTCAAGCGCCTGTCGCTGCCGCTTCTCACGCGCCTTGGCGTTCCGCTTCTCGCGCTGCTCGGCAGTCTCTTTCGCTTTAGCTGCC